CGCTTCCATTTGGTGCTGTTGCGCTTGGAGTCGGACTGCTGACGACTGCCTTGATAAATCAAAATCGCAAACAAAAAGAATTTAACGAGTTGATTAAATTTGGTGGTGAGGAAGCGCTAAAAGCTGCAATCAAGGTTGAAGAACTTAGAAAAGCTCAAGCACAGCAGCAAATCGATGAGGCAGGCCCAACAGGCCGTATGGGCAAAAACTCTCCATTTCAAAAGCGGATGAGGAGAATTATTAAAGACGCAGATGAGCGTATTGCTAAACTAGAAAAAAGGGCAGGAGAAATAAAAGTGCCTACACCTCTTGAACCCAAAATTGATGAGATGGGTTCAAAACGATCTGACATCTCCCAAAGATTGCTTGATTTAAATAAACAGTTGATAACTGCGGAAGACGCCCAACAAAAAAGAATAGCAGCAACATTGGCATTGATGATTGAAAAGCAAACGATCGCAGAGAGCAGCTTAAAGCCAAGAGAAAAAGAGCTGAGGTTGCTACAAGCTAACCAAGCGTTTAGGCAAAAAATTCGTGGAATTGATGAGGAAATTGCACAGCAACGTCAAGATGATTTTGAGAATCAAATGAAACATCAAGACGAGCTGCGTAAGGCGATTGCAGAGCAAAAGCACGCCTATGAAGAGCTAAACACTACGTTCCGAACTGGAATTGTTGATGGAATCTTGGCCGCAGTAGAAGGCACTAAATCACTTTCTGATTCTTTGCTCGGCGTCATCAAGCAAATGGCAAGGCTGATTCTTCAGCAGCAGTTGCTCAATGCTCTCAGTGGATTCAACTTGTTTGGCGGCGGTGGCGGTGGTTTTGCTCCTTCAGTGGCAACCTCTGGCACTAACTTCTTTGGCGGTGGTTTTTCGCCTATTGACTTTTTTGCCAACGGTGGTCGCCCACCTGTTGGTCGCCCGTCAGTTGTTGGTGAG